GTCAAAAAAAACAATAAAAAAAACGAATATTATGAGTATATGGTCAACGTTAGGAACATGGGTAAAAAGTGGCCTACCAAGTAGTGGCTCACTTTTAAATACTGGATTACAGATGTATACTAATTATCAAAATAGACAAAATGCTTTAGCTGATTGGAACAGATTAAATGCATATAATAACCCAGTACAACAAATGCAAAGATTTAAGGAAGCGGGATTGAACCCGAACCTTATATATAAACAAACAAATGAAGCTGCACCAGTAAGGTCAACCGATTTTGTAGCCCCTAAGATAGATGAAACTATGTTAGATGTATTAGGAAAAACAAACAATATTACAAGTCGTAATTTAGAGCAACAGAGTTTAAAGTTGCGTAATGAAAATCAAGAATTACAAAATGACATATTAAGAGCTCAAAAAGATGATCTATACGATAAAGTATATTATCAAAATCAAGCAAATTCAGCTGCTTATGAAAATGCAATGGAAGGAGTTAATTTAAAAAGACAAGAAAGAGGCCAAAAGAATGTTACAAATCCTTTGGAAGCACAAAGGTTAGAAAAACAAAATAAGTTAATTGATCAACAGATTAGGTCATTATCAGTAAATACTGATTTTAAACAATTAACACAACAAACACAAAAGAAAATTGGAGAACAAACATTATTAAATTTAGAAGCTATTGGTAGTGGTATTAACACTACAAATGGAATTAAAGAATTTGAGTTAAGAATGCGAAAATCTTTAGAAAATATAGGTATTGGAACTGGTATTGCACAAGATATTATTAAGATATTATTAAGTAAAATATTTTAGTTATGAGAATATATACGCAAGATGAAATTTTACGTTTAATAAAATTTTATAATAATTCAGATATAACTGAAAAAGAGTTATTAAAAAAGTATGTAGAACAAGCTTTATTTAAATATTTTAATCACAAACTAAAAACAAAAAAATGCGAAGACGAAATTCATATCGCCGCTCATCTCGAAAGCGCGGTTATGCCAAGCGTAAAGTAAGCCGCACATACTACGTATCACGTGGCGGAATTAGACTATAACAATTGGGGGTTAGTCACCCCCATTAATTAATCATTAAAAATAAAATTAAAACACAATGGGAAAAAATTTATTCAATTCCATTAAGTTACAAAGACCAAAAAAGAATGTCTTTGATCTCACTCATGACGTGAAATTAAGTGCCGATATGGGCAATTTAACTCCAATTTTAACAATGGAGTGTGTACCCGGTGATAAATTTGAATTAGGTTGTGAAAGTTTAATACGTTTTGCTCCTATGATTGCACCTGTAATGCATCGAATGGATGTTACTATGCATTATTTCTTTGTTCCTAATAGGATTTTATGGTCAAATTGGGAAAAGTTTATAACTGATGCAAATAGTGGTATTACCTATCCTTATTTTAATTATAATACTGGGTTTTCAAGTGCATATCCTGAACAAGTTAAATTTATTGATTATATGGGTGTTCCTCCACAAATACCTGGCGGATCATCACAACTTATTAATTTATTGCCTTTTTCTGCTTATCAATGTATTTATAATGAATATTATAGAGACCAAAATTTAGTTGCTCCTGTTGATTATAAATTAAAAGATGGTGATAATTTATTTTCTGCTGCTGATGTAGAAAGATTATTATCAATGAGAAAAAGAGCATGGGAACATGATTATTTTACTTCATCATTACCTTTTGCTCAAAAAGGTGCAGCTGTTGATATTCCTTTAGGAACTATTGATGTTCCATGGACAAAAATTGCTGGAAAAAATACAGCTGGTAGTCCAGATGTTCAAGCAACAACAGGAACATATGATGTTAATGGAGGTGTACCAAGTCCTTTAACAGATGGGTTGTATGTACCTGAAATTCAAGCAGATGTAGAACCTACAACTATTAACGATTTACGTCGTGCCTTTAGACTCCAAGAATGGTTAGAAAAAAATGCTCGTGGTGGTACTCGTTACATTGAAAATATTTTAACTCATTTTGGTGTTAAAAGTAGTGATAAACGTTTACAAAGACCTGAATATATTACAGGCGTAAAGTCACCTGTTGTTATTAGTGAAATAGTAAATACTACCGGGCAAACTGATGGTTTGCCTCAGGGTAATATGGCTGGTCATGGAATTTCAGTTTCAAGTGGTAGAAGTGGCACTTATTATTGTGAAGAGCATGGATATATTATTGGAATTATGTCTGTTATGCCTAAAACTGCATATCAACAGGGTATTCCTAAAACATTTTTAAAAAATGATACTTTAGATTATTATTGGCCATCATTTGCTAATATAGGTGAACAACCAGTAACGAATAATGAAATTTATGCTTATACAAGTAATGCTAATGATACATTTGGTTATGTTCCAAGATATGCAGAATATAAATATATGCCTAGTAGAGTAGCTGGTGATTTTAGAACTACTTTAGATTACTGGCATTTAGGTAGAAAATTTGATACTCAACCTACTTTAGGTACTGATTTCGTTGAATGTAATCCCACTAAAAGGATATTTGCAGTTGATGACCCATCAGGAGACAGTTTATATTGTCATGTTTTGAATAAAATTAAAGCAATACGTCCTATGCCAAAGTATGGAACTCCAATGTTTTAGTTATGAGTAGCAGATGTATAACTCCTTTTTATAAAAAAGAAAAATTTAAAGGTGAAAATATACCATTTCCATGCGGAAAATGTCCTCCCTGCAAAAAACGAAGAACAAGTGGTTGGTCGTTTAGATTAATGA